ATGACGCACCGCCACAACTTCATCACTACCACTTACAAAGACGATTTCAAACGCAAATGAATTTTTTGATTTGATTGCTTTGTGCAGTTCCGACGAGATAGACCCATTGAAAACGCCCATTTACTTCTTGCCATTGCCACATCTCATCTTCATCACCGTTTCGCTTATACCATAGATCCCCTTTTTGAGGATTTCTTGGCTCTTCATAGCCATAGTAATTAGTGGTCTTTCCATCGGCAGCAGCTAAAGCTTTTGTTGCTGTAGACTCTGATTCATTTACCCTTGATGATAGTTCAGCAGAGCGATTTATACCACCTTTCAAAAAACTTTCTTTGATATTACTCAAAGTCATAGAAATATATCGTCCAGTAAGTATATCCCATTCGATATGGACTATTTTGACGGTTATAAAAACATCGTGACTTTCTTCGTATACTTCGATAATATCGCCTAAAGAATAATTCTCTAAAGCTCTATAATCTTTATATTCCTCTGTATTTTTAAGATTTGCAAAAGTGATTGTGTAAGTTGCTGGAGGAGAATCTATACCATTCTCGAAATCATTTTTTACAGCTGACCTAATCTTGTTATAGATATTCCCTTGTTCAACTGCTGAAAGATTTTTGAAATCACCTTCATAATCAACATCATAGTTTATTACTTTGATGATAGGGTGTTCGTATCTGTTGATATACGGACTATCAATGTACTTTTCAGGTAGCAAGATACCATTAGGACCTTTCGGCATGATCCTGGTCGCTACAGCATTCCAATCAACTTCACTTTCAAACCCTGTCAAGTCTTTTTTAGACCTGATAGTTCCAGTTCTTTCGACGCCTATACGGTCATTGACTGTCATCATAAATCTACGACGACGCAACTCTCCCCCAAAACGCTTAACAAAGGTATTATCATTTGTACCTATCAAGGCTTGTAAAGGATTTGTCCTCACTAGTCTTAGATTAGCGGTACTTGTGATGTTAGTCCTGAATTCGAAGGGGTGTTTATATTGAGTGCTTTTTTGGATCTTATCCATAGCAGCTTGTCCACTAAGTCCAACGATATTAATATCATCAATTAAGTTGTCGATTAAGTCAGATGAAATATGCTCAGCGATAATGGTTGTGCTACTCAGATTATACTTTGGTTTTCTGACCCTATAGTAATCTTCTTCGTCATCCATATCGATGATTTTTAAGATTTCTCGGCCTTTTGGTAAAATATCTTTTTTTACGGACTCAGCTCTGTGAGGTATAACCAACTTTATATACTGTTCACCGTTCAAAGTGGCATATAAAACAGCTGATTTACACAGTCTATCTAAGATTGGATATCCTAGGCCTGCTAATTCCTCAGTAGTTTGAGCCGTGCTAGGAAATACTGAAATCATCTAAACCTCTCCTTAAACTCTACTTTGATAGCTGTCACATTACCAGTTGTGCTTATAACGTTATTCCCAGCGGGGAGTGTCGGAAACTTTCTTGCATGAACTTTAATGTTTCGTATAGATGGATTAGACGGATTGTAAAAGTCTAACTTCTCGCTATCAATTACCACACTTCCGTTTAGACCAACGATTGCGACAGGAGTACCGCTGTTTGTTAGAATAGATACGCTTCCGCTACCTGTTACAGTGATAACTGGCAAAGCGTGATAAGTACCATTATTTTGTACATTGACACTATTGCCACCAGTCACTACTTTTTGCTCCCAATTATAATCAAAGGGGTCAATTACAATTGATAAGTTAAAAGAGCCGTGCTCCTCAATCTCATTTGAAATATTTCCCATCTTAACGGACTTCACCAAATAGTAAATATCTAATTCATCGCTGAGTCTCATTTTAAAATTACGCAAAGCGAGCAGCTTGCCTCGAAACTCTCTAAGCACTTTCTTAGCAGGCTTATCGCCTAGATAATTGACAGGAAAAGAAAAGGCCCTATCTTTCAAGGCCCCATATTCCGTCAATGCGCCATCTCTGTCGTTAATTCCATCATGGAAAATGATTTCTTGCTCTGCTACCGGAATATCCGGCCTTTCTTCCAAACAAAGACCATAATCCGAAAATTTCATTGTTTCACAAAAGACATCTAGCATTATCCACCTACCCCTCTACTTAACAATTCTTCACGCTCTCCTAAGGCCTCATCGATTTTTTCAATCATACGATCCACATCATAATCACTAGCAACCTCAGCGTTTATAGTTATATATCTATCTCCGTGAGTGTTGTTTGTGATATTCTGCATAGTCTTAGCGATACCACTACCAATACCTCCTAAAACTTTGGGAGTTAAAGGCAATATCGCTTCGGGGCCAGCTTCTCCGCCGACCATAATACGATTACCATTGATCCCAAATGCTGTTGGGTTTGTCATCAATCCACCATTCGCATACCAATCAACGCTAAAGTGAGGTATTGATGGTGGATTTAAACTAAATTTACCGCTCACATTAAAATGAGGTAATTTGATATGTGGAAAACTAAGACTGATGTTAAATGCACTTTTGATAGCATCAATACCGCTTTTCACAATGTTTTTAGCACCATTGATAACATCTGAAATCGTTTGTTTGATTCCGTTCCAAATATTAGAAGTAGTCGAACTAATAGAGTTCCAGACATTCGATATACTTTGACTAATGCTATTAAAAATACTTGAGGCAAGCGAACTAAGCGAGTTCCAGATATTGGAACAAGTTGAGCTGATAGCATTCCAGACATTCGAAGTTACAGAAGTAATAGTGTTCCAAACGTTCGAGATTGTATTTGAAATGGCATTAAATATACTAGATGCAGCAAAACTCAACGCATCCCAAATTCCTTGTAAAGTTGAAGTGAGCGATTGCCAAATGGACGAAGCTGTATCAGAAATTGCTGCCCAGGTAGAGCCAAAAAATTCAGTAAGTGTCGTCCATATCGCATTAGCAACATCACTAATTGAAGTCCAAGTATTTGTAAAGAACTCAATGATTGGTTCGAAAATTGCTGTGGCAGTATCTACAATGCCTTGCCATAGCTGAGATAGAAAGTCAGTAATAGTGTTCCATGCGATTTCAAAGGCTTCTTTGATTCCATCCCATAGACCGGTAAAGAAATCAGCTAACCCATTCCAGAAATCCTGTGTGAAAGCCCAGAAAACTTCCCATGCCAAACGGATAGGAGTTTCAATCGCAAGCCATGCAACATTGAAAACTTCTTTTATCCCTTCCCATAGCAAGATAAAGAAATTTTTAATAGGCTCCCAAATAGCAGAAACGCCATCAACAAAATCAGACCATAAGTCAGATAGCCATTGAGTCAGGCTATCCCAAGCTTCTTGTGTCTTTTCTGTAATATCATTCCATACATTTGTAACAGCCTCTACTAGACCATCCCATAGACCTACAAAGAAATCCCCAATAGGTTTGAAAAATTCAGATAATCCATCCCATATATTGCTTAAAATTTTCACGATTGTATCAGCAAAAGTCTTAAACAGAGATACAATACCATCCCAAACCTTACCTGCAGTCTCTTTGAGAGTTTCCCAAGCACCTGACCAGTCGCCGTCAATGATCTGTAATACAAATTTAATCAACCCTAACACTGTATCTAGAGCGACTTGTACAACAGTCTTGATGACATTCCATGCTCCTTCGACTATCGTACAGATATTCTTCCATGCCGTTTTCCAGAACGGGGCCGTAAAATCAATAAAAGCTTTTATGACGGTCGTAAGAATATTCACGACCGTTTTAATCGTGCTTACGATAGCATTCCAAACTTTCCCTACAACTCGCTCAATGAGTTCGTGATTTTCTTCCCACCATTTCACAAGTTTTCCAAAAATGCTTTTTATAAACTTCCAAATTTCTTCAACAATCGGCTGTATAAACTTCCAGATAGCATTCCAAGCTTTCTTGGTAAATTCAACTATCTTATCCCAATTTGTAACGATAAGATAAACAATTCCAGCTATTGCGGCAGCTATTGGAATGATCCACCATCCCACAGCGGCTACGATAGCAGAACCGACGCTTGTTATAGCAGGTATTAGCGTACCTGTAAACCATGATGCAACACCCGCTAAAGCTCCACCCTCGGCAAAAAGACCAGCTATAGCCCCTACGGCTGTCACTATATTCCCAATAACTGTAATTATCGGACCTAGCGCAGCTACAAAAGCAATAACCCCAATAATGGCTTGCTGCGTTCCTCTCGGCATTTCTGAGAATGTTTTAGCCATATCTCCTAAAACTTTAAAAACTGGTTCCAAAGCATCGAGTGCACTAGAAACAGCATCTATAAACGGACCGCCGAATTCAATAGCGATATCCGTTATTTTATTTTTTACAAGCTTTAGTTTGCTTTCAAATGTCTCGTAACGCTTTTGAGCTTCATCAGTTAAGGCCTTGTTTTCTGTCCAAGCATTATTAGAACGTTTGACTGCTTCTGACAATAAATCACCAGCACCAGCCATACGTTGTAAAGTATCTATTTCTTGCACAGAGTTTATTCCTAACTCTTTCAGAGTGCCAGTAACATCTCCTCCAGACTTTTTGATGCCATCCAATCCTTTTAAAAATTGAGCAATAGCATCAGTAGGTTTCTCTTTCCATGTTTTCGAGAAATCCTCAGCACTTACTCCGGCTACCTTTGCGAAGTTTCCAAGTTCCTCTCCTCCCGATATCACTGCAGTATTTATTTTTTGCATGACACGGCTCATAGAGCTTCCACCTGCCTCGGCATTGATACCGAGTGAACTCATCGCAGCAGCAAGTCCGAGGATATCTGCCTCGGTTAATCCAACTTGATGACCAGTACCAGCCAATCGTAGACTCATATTGACTATATCCGCTTCGGTTGTAGCCATATTATTACCGAGATCAACGATTGCTGAACCAAGATTTTGGAAACTTTCCTGAGGCATCTGCGTGATATTTGCTAACTGAGCTAAAGCTGTAGCGGCTTCTTCACTGGATAAATTGGTAGCTTGCCCCATCGCAAGCATTGTCTTAGTAAAACCGAGAACATTCTCAGTCTTGATTCCTAGCTGTCCGGCCGCCTCTGCTACTGCTGATATTTCAGTTGTAGAGGCTGGTATTTCCTTAGCCATCTGACGTATGCCTTTTTCTAAATCGGCGTACGAAATGACAACTTTACCATTTTTATCTACTACTTCATCAACTGTCTTCTTAACGCCAGCAAAAGCAGTCTCAAAATCACTAGCAGCCTTAATACTTAAACCGACACCTGCAGCAATCGGTAGAGTAACATGAGTGGTAAGACTACTACCAACCCCTTTTAACTTTTCCCCGATTGCTTGCGCACGATCAGCAAAATGGCCCATCCGGTCATTCGCTCGAGCTAACTCGTTAGAATACTCTGTATAAGCTCCTTTTGCCTGCAACAGATTCGTTTCAAGCTTGCGAACTTCTGCACTATTCTCACCGTATTCTCGCTTGGATACTTCCAGTTGTCGCTCTAAATTAGCAACTTCTTTAGCTGTGATTTGCATCTGCTCAGCAAGCTCTTGCTTACGCAATTTATTCTTTTGTGCCTCAGTGGCATTGTTGCCAAGCGCTGCTGTTTCTAGTTTATACTTGGCTGCCACTTTTTCAGCTTCCTGAGAAAGGCGTTCTTGCTCATTTTTGAGTTCTGAAAGTTTTTGTTTTCGTCTTTCAGATTCCTGATTAGCTTGACTAGTTGCCTGCTTTTCTCGCTCTAAAGCTTGTGTTGTCTGAGCAATTGCGTTTTTCAAATACTCTTCATTACGCTTTGCATCCAGCAGCTTATTCGTCCATGTTTGAGTTTCTTTTGAGTTTTCACCGGTTGTTCGCTTAACCTCTTCCAAAGCCTTTGCCACATATTCGGTTTTTTGCTTGGCAATATCATACTCTTTATTAAGCTTTGTCAGATTCGCTTCTAGCTTCTCAGTGGAGCTTGCAGAAAGCTTCATCTGTTCCTGCTGTAGACGAAATTCTTTGTTCAGAGTTGTCACCTGCTGCCCCATTTCACGAATTCCTTTATTGAATTCGGAATTGAGAACTTTATAGGTAACTTTCACCTCTGCATTTTTCGCCATTCATTCCCTCCTTTCTACTCACTGTTTTTCCAATTTTCAATAGCTATCTTTGTATAAGCCATCTCTTCCAAATCATGAATTGGAAAAGTCAACACAGTTTGAATACCGAGGTCAAAGATAAAAGCATAGTAACAGATAACATCGTTCAAAGTAGCCGCATCTAAATCTAACTTAGGGATTTTCTTCGGCTTACTTTTTCCGCTTGCACTTACTTTTTTGTTGCAGCCTCAAGACTGGCTTGAAATTTTGTTTTTTCAACAGGCTTCCCGCCAGTCATCATCTGCCCGAAAATAGTACCTAAAAGTTCCAAATCAAACGGACAGATTGATTTAAATTCTTCTGCAGCAAGTTTTCCCCCGGCTGCTCGATAGCAGACAAATGCAGCGTTTAGATAATCTTCAGCATTTACTCCTGATGCCCCCTGACGCTTCAGCATGTTATTTAAAAAGCCTTTATTTAAAAGCCCTTCTTTCTGAGCACGTGTGAAATCTTGGATAGAAATCCGAGAATTAATAGGCACAACTGAACCATCAAGCAGTTCAATTTCAGTAATCAAGTTATTAACTTTCATTTTGTCCTCCATATTCAAAAATTGAGGTTGGAAAAACCAACCTCATAAAAATCTTACAAAGTAGCTTTTTTGACAAGTGTAGAAGAAAACTCTTTATTCCACTTGGTCTTGACATCTTCTTTCGTGATATCATCTTCAAAAGCTTCATAGTAGAAGTAGCCATTTTCATCTACTAATGCAGAGAAAGTAACTTCAACTTCTGCAATTTCTTCTTGGCCATTAGTGATTGCGAATTTCAGG